GGCGGGCAAGCCGGCCAGCAGGTGGCGAGCCTGCAACAGCAGATCGCCGCGCTGCAGGCGGACCAAAGCGTCCAGAACCGCAAGCTGGATATCGAGCAGTTTCGCGCCGAGACCGACCGAATTGCGGCCGTGAACAAGGACTTGCCGCGATAGGGCGGCGGCTGCCCCTTTCGACCTTCCCCCAAACCCGAGGACAAGATGAACAGACCCGACGGGGCCGATCCGGCCGCCGATGAAGACGTGCGCGCCGATGACGGGCCGTCGCCCGAGCCCGTGGCCGATCCGGACGAGATGGTCCAGGTCGAGCATGAGGGCCGGACGTATGAGGTTCCGGCGGCGCTCAAGGGCGCGCTGATGCGGCACGCCGACTATACGCGCAAGACCCAGGCGCTGGCCCAGCATCGTCAGATGCTCGAGGAGGCCCAAGCGGCCTTGGCGGCCCAGGCCCAGGCGCACAACGACCATCTGATGGACTATGCGCGGCTGGCGGGTCTGGACGACCAGATCGGACGGCTGTCGCAACTGGATTGGCAAGGGCTGCAACGGCAGAATCCGGCCCAGGCGGAACAGCTGATGACCCAGCTGTTCCAGATGAAACAGGCTCGCGAGATCGCCGCGAGCCACCTGCGGCACAAGCAGAGTGTCAGGGCCTTCGACCAGCAGCGTGAACACGCCAGGCAGGTGGAGCAGGGCCATGCCGCGCTGTCGCGGCAGATCGACGGCTGGTCGCCGCAAATGGCCGCCAAGCTGGCGCAGTTCGCCATCGGCCAGGGGATTTCGCCTGAGGAACTCAATGAGCTCAGCGATCCGCGGCTGGTGAAGATCCTGCACTACGCCCACGCCGGCCATGAGGCCGAGCAGCAGAAGTCAGCGGCGCAAAGGCTGACGCAGGCGCAGGCCGTCCGCCCCGCGATCGAGGTGGGCGGAACCGGCGGCGCTCCCACCGACCCCAACCGCATGTCGACCGACGACTGGATGCGTCATCGGCGCGGCCAACTTCGCACAAAGGCAAAATAACCCATGGCCAACGCTTTCCTGACCCCCCAGATGATCACGCGCGAGGCGCTGCGCGTGCTGCACAACAAGCTGACCTTCATCGGCGCCATCAACCGGCAATACGACGACAGTTTCGCCAAGTCGGGCGCCAAGGTCGGCGACACCCTGCGGATCCGCCTGCCCAACCAGTACACGGTGCGCACCGGCAAGACCCTGTCCACCCAGGACACCGTCGAGCAGAGCGTGTCGCTGCAGATCGCCACCCAGAAGGGGGTGGACGTGAACTTCACCTCGGCCGAACTCACGCTGTCGCTGGACGATTTTTCGACCCGCATCCTGGAGCCGGCCATGGCGGTGCTCGCCTCGGCGATGGAGGCGGACGCGTTCAGCATGTACAAGGACGTCTACCAGCAGGTGGGCGCGGCGGGGACCACGCCCAACACCCTTCTGACCTACCTGCAGGCGCGCGCCCGGTTGAATAATAGCCTGACGCCGATGGACGCCAACCGGACGACGCATCTGTCGCCCCTGGCCACCGCCACCATCGTCGATGCGCTCAAGGGCCTGTTCCAGGACTCCAACGCGATCCGCGAACAGTACCGCGAGGGTTCGATGGGCCGCACCGCGGGCTTCGATTGGTACGAGAATCCGCTCGTTCCCACCCACACCAACGGCAATACGGTGGCCGGGGTGACGGTGAGCGGGGCGGGGCAGACCGGTGCGACGCTGAACATCGGCGGGGTGGCCAACGGCAACACCTTCGCCCGCGGCACGGTGTTCAACATCGCCGGGGTGTTCGAGGTGCATCCGGAGACCAAGGCTGTCACGTCGCGCCTGCAGCAGTTCGTGGTGGCGGCGGATGCGACCATGGGGGGAACCACCGGCGCCCTGACGATCAGCCCGGCGATCGTGACGACCGGCGCGCAGCAGAACGTCGGCGCCTCGCCGGCCAGCGGCGCGGCGATCACCATCGTGGGGGCCGCCTCGGGCGCCTATGAGCAGGAGATGGCGTTCCATCGCGACGCCTTCGCCTTCGCCACGGCGGATCTGGTGCTGCCCAAGGGCGTCGATTTCGCCGCGCGCGAGGTGTTTGACGGCGTCTCCATGCGCATCGTGCGCGCCTATGACGTGGTCAACGACGCCTTCCCGTGCCGGATCGACGTCTTCTACGGCTACAAGACCATCCGTCCACAGATGGCCTGCCGCGTCACGGCCTAACCGCCGCGCCGGAGGCCTTCGGGTCTCCGGCGTCCCTTTCCCTTGCGAACTATGCGGAGCTGCAGGCCGAGGTGGCCAGTTGGCTGAGGCGCGGCGACCTTTCGGCCGAGATTCCCAGCTTCATCGCCCTGGCCGAGGCCCAGATGAACCGCCGGCTGCGCGTGCGGCCGATGGCGACGATGCTGAGCCAGACCTGGGCGAGCGAGTATGCGCCCCTGCCGACCGACTTTCTCGTCGAGCGAGCGCTTAAGGTTCTGGTGAACGGGGCGGCTCATCCCTTGGCCTATTTGACGGCGGGACAGATGGACGCCCGGACGGCCTCCGCGACGCGGACCGGCCGACCGCGCTTCTACGCGCTCTATGGCGGGCAATTGCGCCTCAACCCGGTTCCAGACGGCAGTTATGCCGCCGAACTCGACTATCTGCAGGCTATTCCGGCCCTGTCGGACGCCAACCCGACCAACTGGCTGCTGAGCAGCCACCCCGACGCCTATCTGTATGGGGCGCTGACCCAGTCGGCGCCCTTCCTGCGGGCGGACGATCGGTTGCAGACCTGGGGGACGCTGTTCACCACGGTGCTGACCGACATCGAGGCCGCGGACCGCACCGGCGCCGCGTCGAGGCTGCGCGGCGAAATACGCCGGCCGCGCGGCGCTTTCGACATCACCCAAGACTGACGCCAGACACGGAGGATCGCCAGGATGGCTGACACCACAACCCTCAACTACGGGTGGACCAAGCCGGAGGTCGGCGCGTCTTCGGACAGTTGGGGAACCAAGCTCAACGCCGACCTCGATGCGATCGATACGGCGTTGCGCGCCGCGGTCCCGGCGGGCTTCATCGGCATGTGGTCCGGCGCGGTTGGGGCGATCCCGGCGGGCTGGCTGCTTTGCGACGGGACCAATGGGACGCCGGATCTGCGTGGCCGTTTCGTGCTTGGCGCGGGCGGCGCGTTTGGGGTGGGGTCGGCCGGCGGCCAAGCCTCGGTCAATTGGAGCGTGGATGGGCACGCCCTGACCATTTCGGAGATACCGTCGCACAACCACGGCGGATCGGATAGCGGTCACGTCCATGCCGATGCGGGCCACGTCCACGGCCTGACGGCCAACAGCACAAACGCCTACATCACCGATCCCCAGCACCGTCACAACACCATCGATCCGGCGACGACGCAGCTCGGCAACGATGCGGTGTTGGTGAACTCGTTCGCCAGCGGGAACAGCCTCGCCGGCGGTGGCAACGTCGGCATTCTCGCCGGCGCCGTCACCGACCTCCAATCGACCGGCTTGACCTTCAACGATCCGACCCACTCGCACGGCGTCTATGCCGGCAACGCCAATATCCAGGCGGGATATGCCAACATCACCGTGGGCTACACCGGCGGAGGGGCCACGCACGGCCACACGATCACGAATCTGCCGACGCTGCCGCCCTACTACGCCCTCTGCTTCATCATGAAGACCTGAGCCATGTCGCTGGTCGCCATAACGCCGCCCGCCGGCGTCTTTCGCAACGGCACGATCTATCAGTCCAAGGGCCGCTGGCATGACGCCAACCTGGTGCGGTTCCAGCAGGACCAGATCAAGCCGATCGGCGGCTGGCAGCTCAGGTCGGGCGCCGCCGCCTTCGTGGGCGCGGCGCGGGCGCTGCTAAGCTGGCGCGACAATTCGAACAACCGCTGGATCGCGGTCGGGACGAGCGCGAAGCTCTATGTGCAAACCGAAGCCGGCGCCAATGCCGATGTCACCCCGACGGGCTTTACAGCGGGGCGGCCGGACGCCGCCCAGAACATCGGATATGGCGGCGGGACGTTCGGATCGGGCGCTTACGGCGTGCCGGCGCCCAACACCGTCGCCTATCTGCCCGCGTCGGTGTGGTCTCTGGACACCTGGGGCGAGACCCTGGTCGGCTGTTGCGACACGGATGGGAAGATCTACCAATGGAGCCTGGACACCAGCGCCAGGGCCGCGGCGGTGGCGGGCGCGCCCGCCGGATGCGCCGGCTTGGTGGTGACCGACGACGGCTTCCTGTTCGCGCTGGGGGCGGGCGGCGACGGGCGGCGCGTGGCCTGGTGCGACCAGCAGAACCTGACGGTGTGGGCCGCCGACGCCACCAACCAGGCCGGCGACTATGATTTCGCCACGGCGGGGACGCAGCAATGCGGCCGCGCTGTTCCTGGCGGCGCCCTGATCTTCACCGACGTGGACGTCTGGCAGGCCAGCTATATCGGCGCGCCGCTGGTCTATGGGTTCGAACGCAAGGGCTCGGGCTGCGGGGTGATCAGCAAGGGCGCGGTCTCCACGCGCGACTCCGTGGCGGCGTGGATGGGTCGGGGCGGTTTCTGGCTGTTCGACGGCCAGAGCGTGCAGCCGCTGGACTGCGACGTGCAGGACCATGTGTTCGGCGATCTCAACCTGGCCCAGATCAGCAAGGTCACCGCCGTGCATCTGGCCAACCAAGGCGAGGTCTGGTGGTTCTATCCCTCCGCCGCCTCGACCGAGATCGACCGGTATGTGGTGTGGGCCTATCGCGAGAGCCAACGCTTGCAGCATCCGGTCTGGACCATTGGAACCCTGGCGCGCACCTGCGGCAGCGGGCGCGGGGTGTTCACCAATCCGCTGATGGTGGACGCGAGCGGCTATCTGCATGAGCACGAGACCGGCCTGAACTTCGACGGGGCCACGCCCTATGTGGAAACCGGGCCGTTCGAGATCGGCCTGGGCGACGCGATGGCCGAGGTTCAGCAGGTGATTCCGGACCAGCTAGCGGACGGCGCGGTGACCGCGACCTTCTATGCGCGGCCTTATCCCAATGGGCCGGAGAGCGTGTACGGCCCCTATGCGCTGAATAGCCCGACCGACGTGCTGTTTCAGGCGAGGGAGATCCGCACGCGCTACACGGGCTTGACCATGGCGGACTGGCGGATCGGGGCCATGCGGCTGGATGTGGTTCGCGGAGACATGCGGTGAAGTTGTCCGTGGCCCCGCCGAACTACGATCAAGACGACCAGGCGCGCCTGCGCGGTGCGCTGGAGCAGGCGGACCGGCAGACCCTGAAGCGCGGGATCGCCGCGCCGGAACTGCTGCTGCGCGCGCCGAACGGCGGGGTGTGGCGGCTGACGGTCAGCGACGGCGGCGTGCTCGGCGTGACGGCGGTCTAGCCATGGCCGAGGCGGAGACGGCGGCGCGGGCCTGGGCGCGGTGCCGGCCGTGGCTGGAAGCGGCGCTGGCGCGCGCCGGGGGCACGCATACGATCGAGGACGTGGCGGAGATGATCGCCCAGGGCCGGGCGCATTTCTGGCCTGGGGATCGCTGCGCGGTGGTGACGGAGTTTCTCGACTATCCGCGCCTGAGGGCCTGCAACTTTTGGCTGGTCGGCGGGGACTTGAAGGCGCTGCTGACGATGCAGCCGGCCATCGAGGCCTGGGCGCGGGGGCAGGGCTGCGCGCGCCTGCTGGGCGGCGGGCCGCGCCGGGGGTGGGAGCGGGCGCTGCGGCCCCTGGGCTATCGACCGCAATGGATCATCTATTTCAAGGAGTTGGCGCCATGAGTTTCGGTGGAAGCACAAGCACGAAAGACAGTTCGAGCACATCGACCCAGACGCTCGATCCGCGCCTGGCCGATACGGTGTACGGCAATGTCGCCCGCGTGCAGAACATGGCCGATACGGGGTTCCAGCCCTATACCGGCCAGCAGGTGGCCGGGTTCACGCCCGACCAGACGGCCGCCCAGGGCGCCTATGCCGGCATCGGCAATGGCCAGGTGGGGTCATCGACCCTGCAGTCGGCGATCAGCGGCGCCCAGGGCGTGGCGGGATATGCGCCGAGCCCGGTATCCGCCCAGACGATCAGCGCCAATCCGCTGACCAGCGTGGACCTGAGCGGCTATATGAACCCCTATACGAGCGGCGTGATCAACAGCACCCTGGCCGATCTGAATCGCCAGCAGCAGATCCAGGACCAGACGGACGCGGCCAAGGCGACGGCGGCGGGGGCGTTTGGCGGGTCGCGCTCGGCGGTGCTGCAGAACCTGGATCACGACAGCTATGCCCGGACGGCGGCCTCGACCTTGGCGGGGCTGAACCAGGCGAACTTCACCCAGGCCCAGACGGCGGCGCAGAGCGACCTGGCGCGCCAACTGACGGCCAGCCAGGCCAATCAGAGCGCGGCGTTGCAGGCGGCCCAGTTCAACCAGAATACCGGACTGCAGGCGGCCGGGCTGAACCTGAACGCCGCCGGCGCCCTGGCGGGGATGAGCGGTCAGCAGTTGAGCCAGGCCCTGCAGCAGGCCGGCGCGCTGCAGACCGCCGGCGACGCCCAGCAGAAGAATCAGCAGGCGCAGTTGGACGCGGCCTATCAGCAGTGGCTGATGGCGCAGCAGTATCCGATCCAGATCCAGGGCCTGCTCAACCAGGCGATCGGCGAGATTCCCAGGACCACGAACACCGCGACCACTGGGGACGATACGGAAACCCAGGCTGGCTTTTCGGGTCTCAAAAGCTTGGGCGGCATCGGAACGTTCTTCGGTTGATTATGACCACCACCGAAACCCTCGCCCTTTTCGGCGCCGGCCTCAGCGTGGCGGGCCTGGTGATCCAGGCGGCGCTGTTCGCCTTCTTTTTGGGGAGGCTGTCGGCGCGGTTGGCTGGGGTCGAGGCGCGCGCCCGCGACGGGGACGATAGGGCGGCGGTGCTGGCGGCGATGACCGCGACCCTGCACGCGCTGAAGGAGAGCGTGGACGACATCAAGGTGACCTTCTCGCGGCGCTTCGAGGCGGTGGAGCACACCGTCAAGACGCTATTGATGGCGCGCACCCACGGCCGCGCGGACTGAGCACACCATAAAAAAGGACGGATGATGACGGAACAGGAGCGGTTCGACCGCTGCTTGAGCGCGGTGTTGCGCTTGGAAGGCGGCTATTCGGACGACGGCCG